TCGTTGATATATCCTAGCTCGTAGAAACCATTTCCTGATTGAAATGATTCAGTAAGGGTGTCTGCTACCATGACTGCATTACTTGCCTTTTGACTTGAATAAATAGGACCATATACACCTGAGGCTGAGTTAAAGTACTGCACTACAAAAACAACTTTTGGGGTAAACGAGAAAGTTAGTTTGTTCGGGCTGCTCTCGCCCCACGTCCCTGTTCCTACATAAGACCCAGTCGCAATGCGGCACCCCTTCGCTACCGCCTGGGCGATCAGCTGATCCGAGCTCAGCCCGCCCACCGTGGCCGCATTGCCTCCGTTGGCCGGGAGCGAGGCCGGGAAGTCGGTGATCTGCGCTTTTGAGTGCGTGTGGCTCTTCGCGGCGTACAGCGGATCAAAATACCCCTTCAGCGCCGCCTTGATCCGGCTCCACAATACCCGCTTAGTGGCATTCCCCGCCGCGCTGTCCGTGACCAGCACCCCGTCGCCATCCACCGGCGGGTCCTTCAGCTCCGCCTTAGCCAGCGTCTGGGAGACGTCCATCTCCGGCAGCTGCTCCTCCGGAATCTGACCGCCATTGTCCAGCACCGCAATTTGAATGTTGACCCCTTCCGGTCCCCCAATAAACAGCTCTTTGGTATCTGTGGTCAGCCCGTATTCTCCCAGGGCTAGGACCGGCAATGTGGCCCTGGAACCCCGCTTCACTTGGATCGTAACCGCCATATGCGTATCACTCCTTATTAGAAAGTCCCTCCGTCTACAGTTTCGACGCTCATTGTGCCGTCAACGCCAATGGAGACGTTTCCGCCGCCCTTGACGTGCCCCAGCTGGGTGGCGGATGCGGTCTGTATGGTGTGGCTGGACGGGGCCGCGCCCACGTCCGCCGCCGTGGTCCCGTGGGGGTTGCCTTTGGTGATCTGGCTGTGGTCATAGGCCGCCTTTCCACGGTCGCCTCGGTATGCCGTGCTCTCCGTCTCGCCCAGGGCCAGAGACGCGCTGATCTCCATGTACTGGCTGCCACTCCAGCGGTAGGTCAGGTTGGTGTCCTTGGCAATGTAGATCTTCCCGTCCTCGCCGGTCTCAGGGAAGGCTCTCTGGCTGTCATACTCCACCACGTCGTCCACATAGCTGGGAAGCTGTGCCGCAGGCACCTTGCCGCTGGAATCCAACTCCGCCACACCGTTGGCCTGGCCCTTCTGGCTGGCCGGGATGGCCTCCACATCATCGGCCGTCAGAGTGACAGCGGCGGACAGGGGCTTGCCGTTGATGGTGGTGCTCACGGGCACATAGGTCCCAGACAGGTCAGGCAACAGGGCGGCCAACAGCTTCCCGTCCGCCTGCACCACGGGCACGTTGCCCTGCTGTGTTCCGGTGTTTGCGGTGGACGCCGTGCCCAGGCCCGTCACCTTGGTGCTGGGGATATTGGGCAGATCGGACACCTCGATGGTATGCCCGGCGGTCACCCGGCCCTTCTGGTCCACGGTCACTTTGGTGTAGGTGCCGGGCGTCAGGGCGGTGATGTTGGCAAGGGCCAGCACCAGCTCCACGTTCTGTGTTCCGTCAAACTGTACCGCAGGGGCGCTGGCATCGCCGGAGACAGAGAACGCACGTGGGGTGGACAGCTTTGCCGCCGTGTCGGCGGTGCCGCCCTTGGGATTGATGTGGACGTTCCCGGAGGTGGCGCCGATGTACACGTTACCGGTGTCCAGGGCCACCGCCAGCTCGCCTTTGGCCAGTACCAGGTTGGTGACTGCTTCCTGTAAGCCTCTCTTGATCTGAATAACTGCCATGCTGATTCTCTCCTTTTCTTTATTGTCCGGCGTTGCCGTCAATGACTAGATTCTGGTGGGCCAGAGGATTCGCCATGTGCTCCTCCAGGCTCTCGGAGATGTCAACGGCTTCCACGTTGTTCCCATCTACCAGCAGATTGGCGTGGGCAGTGGCCGTGGCGTTGTGCGCCTCCACCGGGTCCGTGTCCCACACGCCGCAGTCGATGTCCTGGACCAGCTTTCCGTTTTCGTCCAGGGTGGCGACTCCCTCCGGCTGGCCCTTCTCCGCCTGAGGGATAAACACCAGGGCCGTGTCTACCGTTCCAGTCACCTGTACCTGACTGGAAAAAATCAGCTCCGTTCCGAAGATGAACTCCCGCAGATTCTCGCTCCCGGCCTGGATGGCCTCTCCGGCCCCAAGGGCATTTCCGTAGCACATCAGGACCTCGCCCTCCTCCGGATCGCTGGCCCACAGGCCCAGCTCCTCCCACACAAAGGCGGCCATCCCCGTGTTGACGAACTGGCCCAAAACAGAGGCGGTGTTTCCCCGCCTCTCCACGCCGGACAGACTGAGATACTTCAGCGGCTCCACCAGCGCCGTCCGGTCCAGACTGCTGCCAGGGGGCAGGGCGCCCGTCCCGATCTGCCACCGGGTCACCTGGGCGGTCTGCCCCTCCGGCACCTTGGCCAGCAGCGCCGCCCCCTTGCTTGTCAATTCCACCTTCGGTATCATCTGCACTCCACCTTCCATACGATCCTGTCCCCCTGCCGGGGCAGTGTGCCCAGCCTCACCTGGGTCCTGGTCTCCTCCCGGTACTTGACCTCCCACGCCAGATGGGCGGGCTTGAGCTCATTGACGATGGCCGCCAGATCCTCCGGGCTCTGGATGGGGCCGATGGTCTCGGTGTACCAGATCTCAAACCGGTACTGGTCAAATCGTTCCACAATTTCCACCGCGCTTGTGGAAAACGCGGCGGCAATGCCCATCAGCCGCTCCACAGTGGTGCTCCCCGTACCCTTCACCTTGGCCAGCACCCTGGCCCGCCGGCGCGTCTCCTCCATCGTCCGGCCGGCTGGCAGGCCCAGGGCCTGCTCCCACAGGTCCAGCCCCCAGCCCGACGCGGTGGAGGGGTATAGCTGCCGGAGGGTCAGGTCCCGGTCTGCCTGGAGCCGGTCCGCCAACAGCGCGAGCACCCTCTGGAGCTCCGCGTCCTGGGGGCTGTCCTGGTAGTGGGCGGGAAGCATCCGGATCAGCCCTGTCATGTGACGTGCACCTCCTTCAGCTTGGGCACGCTGCCGGCGGGGATGGACACATCCGCCGTCCCATCGTTGATGGTCAGGGTGGAGAAGGTCTGCACCCCCTCGATGGTCAGCAGCAGGGCCAGCACCCGGTTGTAATACAGGGTGTAGGGCAGATCCGCCTCCGGCCCATAGTAGACAGTCCCAAACTTCTGCCGGACCAGTTCCCGGAAATAGTCCCTCAGCCGGCGCCCCAGCTCCTCCTGCACCTGGGCGGCGGAGGTCCCGGACAGGGTGACCGCCGCGATGACCGAGAGTTCCAGTTCCCCTGCGGCCTCCACCGTCACCGAGGCCCCCACGGGGCGCTTGGCCCGGATGCTGGCCTTCACAGCCTCCACCATCTCCGGCGAGGCCTCTTCGAAGCTGCTGTCCGTCACTGTGATCCCCACGGTGCCCGGGCCGGCGGGCAGTTCCACCACCTTGGCCTCGCCAACGCCGGCCGCCTCCATGGCCCAGCCCCGGTAATCCCAGCCGTTTCCACTGGTGCGGGGCCGCTTCCGGGCCTCGTCGATCCGGGCATACAGGGCGGCGTCGCTCTCCTGGTCGGTGCCCCCCTCCCCCTGGGTGTTGACATAGCCCTCCAGGCCGGGGAGGTTGACGAACATCCCCGTCAGGCTCCCCGGCGCGATGTTATAGGCGCTGCCCGCCTCCGCCGCCTCCAGGCGGCCTGCGGCGGTGCCCCCGGAGCCCAGGACCACCGCCTCCATCAGCAGCAGCTGAAGCCCCGTCCCGGTGAGAAAGACGGTCCCGGCGGGGATCATGGTCCCTGCCTTCCCAGTCAGCGTCACACCGCACCGGGCCTTCGTCCCCTCCCGGCGCGTCAGATTGTGATAGTCCCGGCCCACCAGATCCAGGAACCGCCCGCTGCTCTCATCCACAAACAGCATGGCCAGCACGGCAGGCAGGCTCTGGTACACCTGGCTCACCTCCCGGCACAGGGGGCCCACCACGCCGTCGGCATAGCTGCCCGCCATGGTGGAGATCCCCGCCTCCGACGCGATGGCCGCCAGGGTCTCCTCTTTCAGCTTTTCTGTGGTGCGGTCCTCAAACATGGATGCGCTCCTTTCCATAGACGGTGGACAGCTCCACCGTCAGATGCAGGGTGCTGCCCTCAAACCGGGTCTCTAAGACCTGGACGCCCCGGATATAGGGGTTGATCTCCAGGGCCTCCCGGACGTACCGGGCCGCCTCGCTCAGCTTGGTGTCCGCCCGGTAGGGCTGTCCCACCAGGGCCTCCAGCTCACAGCCGTAGGACCAGGAGAAGTGGGGATAGCGGTACCGGGCAGTGGCAATGGCCCGCCAGGCCCAGCCCTTCACGGCCTCCAGCCCGGTGACTATCACCGGGTTTCCGCTCTCCCACACAGGCCGCCCAGCCTCATAGTCCATCAAAACGTCCCGGTACAGAGGCAGCCGCCCGGCCTTCTGGTCCGTGGGGGCAGAAAACATGGGCCATAGGACTGTCATAGCTTCACCACCTTTGCCAACAGATAGTAGTCCTGCCCATCCAGGGTGAGCAGCACCACCCGGTCCCCGGCCTTCAGGCCGAACTCGCCCCGGGTCAGCTGGTCAGCGGATACCGGCGTGAGGGTCCCGCCGTCCGGACAGGTGCCCGGCAGCGCGCCCACCAGCTTGGGGCTGTATCCCTCCAGCAGGTCCTCATTGATCCACAGGTCCTCCGCCGTCAGCTCCATCCCCCCGCAGGAGACCTTCAGGCCCTCTTGACTGCCCACCAGGACGGTCCCGATGCAGAACGGTCCAATGGGCCGCCCCCGCCTGACGGAGACGGAGATCGCCGTCAGGATCTTCCCCGCGCTCTCCTCCAAGGTGTTCATGGCATTGTCCTCCTCTCACAGCTCCGAGCCTGCGCTGGCCTCGGTCATCAAATTGCGGAAATTCAGCTTGAATTTCCCCAGGTGCAGGCCGTTTTTCCAGGTGTGGGTGTCCCCATCCACCCAAAACAGCCCACTCACTCCGCTCCCGGTGTCCCGCAGCAGGACGGCGGCTCCGGTGATCAGCTCCATGGGTGGGTCCAGCACCTCAACTGTCAGGTTCTGCTGGAGCCCGTGGTCCTCCAGCCAGGCCCGGGCCTCCGCCCCAGCGTCCTCGCCGGAGCGCTGGATCACTGTATGCTCCAGCCGCCCGTTCAGGGCCTGAGAGGCCCCGTCCTCCACCCGGCGCACCAGCTGGCCGTCATCGGTGTAGATGGCCACGCTGTTGCACAGCCGCTCGATGCTCCAGCTGTTGGCCATCCCCATGGTCCGGACGATCTCCAGGCTGGCCGCTCCCGGCTTCTCCACCACTTCCAGCTGGCCGTCCCCGGTGATCCGGGGCAGATACCGTCTGCCAGTCTGCTCCCCCGCCAGGGTGTACAGGGTGGTCACGATCTTGTCCAGGGCCACACCGGGGAACTTCCTTCGTACGGTGATCCCAGTGTGGGCCAGGGTCCCCGTCTGGACCCCGAAGTCCCGGCACATCGCGGCCACAGCCGCCTCCGGCGTCACGTTGTCAAAGCGGTAAAAGCCCTCATTCCCCGCAAGGAAGCGTCCTCCGTCCAGAGCGGATAGGTCGGCCACCACAGTCTGGGAGCTGGTGGAACACTGGGTCAGCTGTCCGGTAAAACGGACCTTTCCCGCCTGCTCCAGGATGAGGGCCGCCCCCTCCGCCAGGTTGGGTGCTTCCACACTGCCGTCCCGGGGGACAGCCAGACCGGCGGACAGCGTCCGGGCGATCTGCTTGGCGTCTCCGCTCCAGGTCACAGACTGTGCCAGCCCCGTCACGTCCCGAAAGCCGCTCCCGCCCGGCTCCACCAGCTTCAGGTGATATGTGTACTCCATCCGGCCACCTCATTTCAGCGTCCAGGACTGGGCGACCGGGTCCCAGACCGATGCCGTGGCGTCCGCCAGCGCGACGCTGGCGCTGTCCGGGCCGGCGGTGGGCAGGTCGTCCGCCGCCGGGATGGTGAGCACCTGACCAGGATAGATCAGGTTGGGGTTTTTGATAGCCGGATTGGCCGCCGCCAGGCGCTTGTATTGGCTTCCGCTGCCATAGTACCGCTCCGCGATGGACCACAGGCAGTCCCCGGCCTGCACCTTGTAGGTCTTGGCGGACGCCGCCCCGGTCTGGCTGTCCCGTGCGGTCTGGGCGCTCCCGCCGGACACAGAGAGGACGGGGACCTCCGGCTTTTTCCACTGCCGCATGACGATGGTGAGGTACAGGTCGTTGGTGCCGTCCTGCTCCCCCTGTGTGATCTCCTCGATCATCACCGAGGCGTTGACGCTGGTGCCGGAGACGATCCACCGCAGCTTGGCCCCCCGGTCGCTCCACACCTCCAGGTCATACAGGTACTCGTAAGGGGCCGCCCTGGCCCCCGGCACGCAGAAGGGGTACAGCTGGGCGGGGAGGATCACGTCCTCCAGAGTGCAGTCCCCCATCCTGGAGCCGCCCGGCAGATTGATCTCCCCCAGCTGGTCCAGCTGGACCGTCTCGATCCCGTTGGGGTGCCGCCAAAAATATTTCGCTGGGGTCACCGGCAGCACAAGTTCCTTCCCCGTGGCCTCCTCCAGAAATGACATGATCCGCAGCATCGGCGCTCCCTCCTTTAGGCGTGAAAAGCCGCCTTGTTAAGATCTCTCTTGACAAGGCGGCTCCGGCAGGTATAATAAGAGAATAGAAGGGCGCTGTTACGGCGGCCAGCCCTATTCATCAGCCAAAATCAATTTGCTGACCGTTTGGGTTCCAGCCAAGCGGTCAGCACGCTTTTATGGTCATCATGTATGCCAATACAGCAAAACAGATGCAGTACCGCAGGAATTGCTTTCCACGGTGTCCCATATCCGCATCACCTCCCTTCGCAGGGAAGTGGCTGGCCGCCTTTTATGTAACAGCGCCTGTCCTTATCCTACACAGCACGCCGCCTTTTGTCAATCCTTGTCGTACCCTCCCGGCTCCTCCGGGAGGGCTTTATTTTTTGTTCGTCAGCCCCGGTACCCAGCCTCCACCTTGCGCCAGAAGGCGTCGGCCAGCCTGGCGGCCACCGCCTCCTCGTCCAGGCCGGCCCCAAAGGTGTTTCCGGACACTTGGACGGTTATGGACGGAGCGCCCCCGCCCCGGTCCTGCTCCCGGGCCTCCCGGGCGGTGAGCACCCGCTCCCCCTCGTGGAGCAGCGCGGCATAGTTGTCGTATGGCACCCGCCGCAGGCCGTATGCGTGGCCCGCTCCGGCGGAGCCGCCGTCCAGATCCGCGTTATAGCTCCAGTCGCCCGGCGCGGCCCAGCTATCCTCCTGCATCGCCGCCGACCGTCCCTTGGAATACTCCTGTCCCAAAGCATACCCCGCATCCCAGTAGCTCTCATTGAGCGCGGCGTCCTCCCGTACCCCATCGATCAGCGCGGCCTCCTGGGCCAGGACCTTGTCCTTGCCCTCATTGGCGTTGTACTCCCCCATGCCTTTGATCTTGGCCTGCATGATGATCCGGCCCATCTCGGCGGCGTCTCCCTCCGCCTGGGCGGCCTGATAGTCCTCCGAGTCCATGGCATGATCGACCGCCTCCCGGATATACTTCTCCTTGGCGTTCTCCAGCCCCGCCTTCCAGGCCCCGATGGCCTCGTAAGCCTCTCCCAGCCGGTCGCTCTCCAGCCAGTCCTGCTGCTCCGACAGCCCTGCCTTCCGGGCCTCGTTGTACCCCTCGCCCATCCGGGCGTTCAGGTTGGTCTCCGCGTCCGCCAGGTTGTCCGCCATAGCGTCATAGGTGGAGGCCAGCTTCTCGCTCAGCCCGCCGAACTCCGCCTGGATGTAGTCCAGGATGGACTGGGCCGCCTCGGTGCCGCTGATGTCTCCGTCCGTCACCATGCCGGCGATCCGGCTCTTGTCTGTACCAGTGGACCGTGCCAGGGCCTCATACACATCCAGGCCCCGCTCTGAGAAGTAATTGAGATATTCCTGGGTGGCCTTGTTGGTGGTCCGCATCCGGGAAAGCCCCGCGATGAACATGGACACGCCCCCGCTGTCCAGATTCAGCCCCGCCGTGGCGTCGCTGAGCTTCTGGAGCACGCCGAAGGTCTCCTCCGGGCTGTATGAGTTCAGCAGGCTCTTGGAGTAGCCCGTGATCTCGTCGTATGTGTAGTTGGTGTTCACCGCCATGGCCTTCGCCTGGTCCAGGTAGTCCTGAGCGGCCTCGTCGCTTCCAAACCGTTGGGCAAAGGCCATCTGGTCCTGCTCCCGCTGTCCCGCTGTGGCGGAGCCGGAGGTGCGGACGGTGTCCATCTCCTCCAGCTGGCCCTCCACGCTCTCCTGAACATAGGATTTGAAGGCGTCGTCCTTGGCCGCGGATACCTGGCTGCTTCCGGAGATCAGGCCCGCAGCTCCTCCAAGCGCGGCTCCGGCCACCACTCCAGGGATTCCCCACACTGACCCCATCGTCATCCCCATGGCCGCCCCTTGGGCGGCCCCTGACAGGGTGCTGCTCACCGCCGTGGCCAGTGGCTGGCCCAGCTCACTCTCGATCCGCAAACCTATATACTGCGAAGCTGCCTCTCCCCATACATCGGCCAATCCGGCACGTCCCAAGCGGTCCAAGATCCCGCCTGATCCGCCGTCCGCCCGGTTCTCCGCCTTGCCTGCCTCTGCCGATACGTCTTTGATCCCCTTGGCCGCCTTCTGGGCCTGGACATATAGGTCCTCGTACAGCCTGCTCTGGGTGCGGACAGCGCTCTCCGTCTCCGTCAGCTGACGCTTCAGCCGGACCTGCTCGTCGATGGCCTCGTCCAGGGCCCCCTTGCTGGCCTCATCGTTGAGCTTCTTATACTCCTTCCGGGCGGCGATGACCTTCTGGTTGGACTCCTCCATGGCTTTTTTCAGCGCGGACAGGTCCTTCAGCAGGCCGTCCTGTACCTTGTCGTACTGCTGGATCCCCTGACTCAGCTCGTCCAGGCTCTTGTCAAAGGCGCCGGTGTTCCCGGAAATGGTTTTCAGAGTGGGGCTGATCCGGTCATATAGGCTCATTACAATGCCTACTTCTTCCGCCATGGTATCACCTCCTGCTTGCATTTTTTTGGAATCTCTGATACAATGAACTTACTTAAAATACCGCTTGGAAAGGAGGCGCGTACCATGACCATCCGGCAGTGGGACCGCCGGGAGGAGCTGCGGGGGGAACTCCTCGACCTCATCGTGGAGATGATGGCTCTGGGCCGCACCGCCGAGGGGCAGAACACACCGGAGTTCCGGCGGTTGGACCAAGAGCTGACGAAAAAAAACGCCGAGCTGGAGGCGCTCAACGCCCTGTGCAGCGATCCCAACGAGCTCCGGGAGCTGAAATACCGCCGCTCAGTCCGGGAAAACCATGATTTTCTCCGGGTCATACAAATTTTCCTTATTGTCGGGCTGTTCGCCTGCCTGTTTTTTTTATCAGAGGAACTGCGCGGAAGCGGCGAAATGTTGGGTATTACTATCTTCGGACTCCTCTACACCTGTGCCTGCATCGCATGGGTCACCTACATTCTCTGCCGGTACAAGCCGGAATAGATCCATCTACCGCCCCCAGCCGGGGGCGGCTTTTTTATCCTAATTTTGCTCCGCTTCATGGAGGGCCAGCGCCCAGACCAGGTCCCGCCCGCCCCGGTTCAGCGCGTAATACTGCTCCGGCGTCCAGTGGTGGACGTGAAACAGATGGTACATCAGCGCCAGCTCTGGGTCGCTGCCCTCCGTCAGCCGTTTTTTACCGCTTCAATGGTGCTTGTGCGGTAGCCGCACAGCCGCTCCACCGCCCGGCTCAGGTCCTCGATCTCCCCCGGAAGCAGGACCGCCTTGACCGTCTCCGCCGGGGTGGCCCCTCCGTACCGCTCCCTCAGCTCCGGAGCCTTCCAGTTCGGCTCCGCGCAGCCAGCCAGCAGGATCTGTACGTTGAGGTCCTCCGCCCTGGACTCCCGCAGCGACTGCACCTTGCCATAGGGGAGGGCCCGCAGCCGGAACACCACCTCCTGCCCCAGCAGCTCGCTCAGCCGCTTGACCCGGTACTGGGCCTCCGGCAGCTCCTCCTTCACATTCGGCAGCTCCGGACGGAGCAGCATCGCCAGCAGATCCACCGGTTTCTTCTCTTTTGTATCCATGTGCGCACTTCCTTTCTCACGCCCTCCCGGCAGGCCGGGAGGGCCTCGTCTTACTCCGCCTCAATGGTGTCCAGCAGCTCATACCGGGTGAAGGTGAAGGGGGCCGTCACACTGCCCTCCTTGGCCGCCTGCCAGTCCGCCAGAGTCAGGTCGTCAAAGCTCACGTTGTACAGGGCCACCCGCTCCGCGCCCCAGCTGTCCGGGTCCTTCAGCTTGGTGATGACGGTCCCCCGCTCATCCACGCCGTCCTGAAGCTTCCTCTGCCGCTGTAAAAAGCCGCTGTCCACATGGTACAGGGTCAGGCTCCCGGTCCCCTTGCCGCTGAGGGCCTTGGTGTCACTCATAAACTGGCCGCACAGGTTGATGGTGGCCTTGTCCTTGCTCACCTTGGCCTGACAGGCGGTGCACTCGGCGATCTTCTCGCCGTCCACCCAGACCTCTCCGAAGGTGCCGCTGAGAACCCGCTTGGCGCTGTCTATCGTTCTTGCCATATTGCTCCTCCTCTCTCACTTACGCCGCCAGAGCCAGCGTCTGGGCGTTGAACAGGACCTCGAAGTCCTCCATGGCGTCCACCAGCCGCCCGCCGCACCGGATAAACACCCAGGAGCCGGTCTGGTGCTCCAGCACCTGCTGCCGGGTCAGCCCGGACACCTCCACGCCCTGGGCCTTGAGCCAGTTCAGCTGCCGGTCGTAATCGATCTCACAGTAGCTCTCCCCGGGATTCAGCACCCCGGCCCGCTCCAGCTCTTGGAGGTATTCCAGAATATAGGCCACCAGCAGCTGCTTGTTGTCGTAGGTGTTGGGGTACTGGCCCACCCAGCTGTCCTGCACCGTAGTCCGCAGGAAATAGGAGATCAGGTCCATCCCCTCCACGATCTTGATCTTCCGCCAGTCCGCGCTGCCCCCCACAGGGATGGTGGTCAGGCTGTTCACCCCCCGGGCAATCTTGGCCTTCTGCCCGTCGTGGATCAAGACCAGCTTCCCTTCGTCAATGGCCTTGGTCTGCTCCGCCTCTGTCCGGGGGGTCACCGCCGTCAGCTCCGGCAGGGGGGCGTAGGTGGCAGACATCCCCATGGGGATCCCGGCCAGCAGCCCGGCCAGCCGGCCGCAGGCGGTCCCGGCGGTCACCGCTCCATTGGCGTCCGCCATGCCGGTCTCATCCAGCTCGATCACGCCCATGCTGTCGCTCCCCTTGCTTCCAAAGGGCCGCACCAGCTTCACCGTCCGGTACTTGGCCCGCTGGTCCGCCACCCACTGGTTCAGGGCGGTCAGCTCCCCCTCGGTGGCGTCGGCGGGGGCGGCCAGATAGTCCACCGATACCGACTCCAGCAGCTTCAGCCCGCCCTCCAGGGCGGAGGTGTCCTCCGTCCCTGTGGGGATGACCACCAGGTACACCAGGCTGGGCTGTCCCCGGTCGCTGCCCACAAAGGCCGTCTTGATATAGCTCCGGTTGGCCTCCCCCAGCTCGCTGGGGATCATGGTGTCGCTGCTCAGCCTGTGCAGCCCCTGGGCCTTGGCATCCCGGACGAATACCGCCGCATAGCCCTTCTTGCTCCGGTTGATGGTCTGCCGGGCCGCCGCCTCAAAGGCGATCTTCAGCTTGGGCAGTCCGATGCTCGTCGCGCTCATGTCCTCTCCTCCTTGTTGTATTGGTTGTTGATCTCAATGTGCTCCATCTTCGGCGTCTGGGCCGTCTCCGGATCGCTGGGGTCCTCCGGGTCGTGATACCCGGGCCGCACGTCGGTCCATTGGAAGGTGACCGTAACATCCGGACTGTCCGGGTCACCCATTCCTTTCTCCGCTCGCGGCGTCAACACCCGGTCTCCCACCGTGAGGCAGGCGGAAAAAAGATCCGCAATGCGCTCCTGGCGCTGGTTCAGTTCCTCCCGGCTGCTGTCGTGGAAGGCGTTTGGCTTTACATAGCAGGTGATCAGGACCTCCGCCGTTTTCCGGACCAGTCCGATGTTCACCTCCGAAGTCCCGATCCTGGCCAGTTCCAGGGTAAAGGCGGGGGGCGTAAAGCCCTGCGGGAGCCGGTCCCAATAGACCGCCTCTCCCGGATAGCTCCCGTTGATCCGCCCCTCCATGGCCCGCAGGATGTCGTTTCTTTCGATCATAGCTCCACCTCATCCGCGATCATACTGAGCACCCGGTCCGCGGCGCGTCTGGCTTGCTCCCAGGCCCTCGCCCTGGTCCAGCTGTAAAACTGCCGTCCCTTGACATAGCCCTCGCCGCCTTTGTTTCGGGTCCCGTGTCCCCGCTCCAGCCACTTTGTCACCTGCCGGGCGGTAATGGGAGCGCCCCTGTATGTATGCTGACGCATCTTCCAGCCGTGTGTTCTCCGGTCCCGGGACATCACGGTTCCTCTTGCCGGCGAGACCACTGAGTATCCGCCTCTGCTGCCCAGCCGCGTTGTCTGCCAGGACCGGACAGTCCCTTTTGCGCCAGATTCCAGATCAGCGGTCTGGATCTGAATATTCAGCTCCCTCCTGACCGCGTCTCCCATCGCCTCCACAGCCTTCCGCCGGGCCTCTGGGACCGCCTGGAGCAACTCCGCCCAATACCGGGCGAACCGTTCCATCTCCATCCGCTCCAGTCTGGCCTTCCCGCTCACAGGTCCACCGTCCTTCCGATCTCATACTCGTTTTTGAACTCATCCAGCTCATGGGGGACCAGGATCTCCCACAGTGCCCCCCTTACCTGGACCAGTCTGCCCGGCTCCAGCGCCACAGGCTTGGGCGTCACCAGCACCAGTCCCAGCTGATTCACCGACATGGGCCACTCCTGTCCATGCCGGGCGTACTTCCCTGTCAGGATCCCAGGGAAGGAGCGTTCCACCGTCTCCTCATCGGTATGGAGTTGCACCGTGTCCACAGTCACCAAAGCCGCCTCCACCCGCAGGTGGAGCCGCCCCTCTGGCCGGATAGCGGTGAGGAACAGGTGCCGCCCGCCCCACACCAGGGCGTTGTGGAGGGTCAGTTCCTGCCGCCGCAGGATCAGCTCCGCCCCACGGGCTCCGATCCCCACCGCGGAGAACAGGTTCCGCCTTGTGCTCTGCTCCACCTGGGCCCAGGTCCTCCGCACGGTTTTCCAGGTCCACACCCCCGGCTCGGCCTCCGCCAGCTCCTGTACCTCCAGCCGCTGGTTCAGCCGCCCGGCGTTTATGCTCGTCTCCATACCAGCCCACCTCTTTTCCAATTTCCTCTTGACATTTTCACGGTATCGTGATATGCTAATCACAGAAAGGGGGAAACCCAATGCCTGTTATCTCACGGTTCTACGGAATGACCATCAAAATGTATTTGCTGGGAAAAGAACATAATCCGCCCCACATCCACGCACTCTATGGCGACTATAACGGCGTCATCGACATTCAAACCCTGGACATGATCGAAGGCGACCTGCCCCGCAAGGCCCTGAATATGGTTCGGGAATGGGCTGCCGATTACCAAGCCGAGCTGCTGGAGATGTGGATGACCCAAAACTTCAAGACGCTGCCCCCGCTCGAATGAGCGGGGCGCTGCGGCAGAAAGGAGTTCCCCATGTTTCATAAGATCAAATCCGTCACCCCGCTGCCCGGCTATGCCCTGCTGGTCCACTTTGCCGACGGCTGTGCCAGGCAGTACAAAATGGCCCCCCTGTTGGATCAGATAGACGCCTTCGCCCCCCTCCGCACCGTCCCCGGCCTGTTTGAGCAGGTCCGGACGGATCCGGGCGGCTATGGGATCTCCTGGAACGACGACATCGACCTGGACGGCTCTGAGCTGTGGGAAAACGGCCAGCCGGTCTCCTCCCCCTTTGACGGCCTGCTCTCCTTCGCCGACGCGACCTCCCTCTGGGGTCTGCATGACAGCACGCTCCGCAAGGCGGTGGCCTACCGCAGGCTGGTGGAGGGCGTCGATGCCCAGAAGTTCGGCAAGCAGTGGATCGTCACCCGCACCGCCATGGAACGGGAATACGGCCCCCAGCCCTCTGTTCTGCCCTGACCCGCCGCCCCTTCCGGGGGCGGCTTTTTTATGCCTCCGGCTCCGTCAATTTCAACTGCGTCAGCGCCCGGCGGAATGCCGGGTTGTCCGTCACCAGTTTCCCGGTGATGCTCACCGCCCGCTGGTCATAGGCGTCCAACACCAGGCTGCTCACCAGCAGGTCATACCGGGCGGCCCTGGGGGTCCCGGCGGCGGGGGCTTCCACCCCCGCATTGGTCATGTAGTCCACCGCGCTGTCGTACAGCACATCCAGCAGCGCCAGCTCCCCGGTGTCCGGCTCATCGATCCTGCAATAGGCCAGCAGCACCGGCCGCTTGCTCTCCGGGATCCCCATGGTCCTCCCTCCTCTCGATCAGCCGCCTGCGCCGCTGGTGGCGACCACGAACCCCTTGTCCACGATGAGGTTGCCGCCCACCATCACGTCGCCCAAAATGGCGTACATCCGCTCGACCGCCTTCACGCTCTCATCCACCCGAATGGTGTAGTCACCGAACAGGCCCAGCTCATAGTTCATGGGGTCGCCGTATACCATGGTCTGAGTGGTGACGCCGGCGCCGTCCAGGGCGGTGAGGGCAGAGGAGATCGCATAGGGGATCACGGTGCCGCCGTCCACGATGGTGCCCCGGTTGGGGTTGCCGCCCTCGGGGATGATCTTGAAGATCCGCTCCTTGTCGCCGTTGCGCAGCTTGCCGATGGCCAGCAGGTCTTTCTTGTTCAGGTACAGCTTGGCGTTGGCCCCCAGGGTCTCGTCGCCGCCATAGGCGAAAAACAGCTCAGTCAGCAGGTTCTCGTCCAATTTGGCATTCTCTAGTTTTTTGAAAATGGTGCCGCCCGCCACGTTTTTGGCATTTTTCACGCCGAACATATCGGGGCTGCTCTGGCCGTCCCCGTTGAAGATCATGGCGGCGATCTGCCGCTTCATGGCCCGCATGGCCATGCCGTGGATCTTCTCATAGTAGCTGGCGGGGCTCAGGCGGTTGATGTTCCGGTCCACAAAGCTGGTCACATTCAGCTCATAAGGGGCGATCTTGGCCACGCCGAAGGTGGGGTCGGCGGAGGCGGTGCGTGCCTTCCCGGCGTTGGTGCTCACCTTGCCCCCCTTGGCGTCCAGCTCAGAGATCACATAGGGCTCCAGATAGGCCCCCATGCCGGTCAGATCCTGCACATAGACCTCGTCCACCACAGAGCACACCACGTTGCCCAGGGGGTCGCGGATATTGCTGCCCGCCCCGGTGGGCTGGACGATGCTGCCGGTGGCCAGGGTCGTTTGTTTGCTGGCCTGGTACACATCCCGCATGGTCTCCCGGGCAGAGAATTTCACCTCGCCGCCCTTGCGCAGGATGTCGGCGCGCTCCAGGGCCTTGTCCTTCTCCTCGGCCGGGTCTTTGCCCCGCTCCATGAACTTCCGGTCCTGCTCCTCCAGCAGCTTCTCCACGTCGGCGATCTCGCCGTTCATGTTGCCGACCTTCTCCATCTCGGCGCGGTACTCCGCCTGCTTGCCCGCCTTCAGCAGAGCCTCGGCGTTCTCCAGCAGCGTGGTGCGCTGGCTCTTCAGTTCGATCAGTTTGCGTCTCATCTCATGCTCCTCCTCAAAATCTCATTTTTTCCAGCTCCAGCAGGGCCTCGTCCTGCCAGGCTTCGTCTGGGTTCCCTATTTCACCGGGCGCCCCGCCCGTGGGATCACTTCCCGGGCCCTCCGGCCCGCCATACCGTTTGACCACTCCGGCCTCCGGCTGGGCCGGAACCGGCAGCAGGGACACCTCATAGGCGTCCACCGCCTCATCCAGGATGATGATGCACATCCCCTCGTCGTATATCTGGCCCTTGTTGTGCTCGCACCAGTGCTGCGTCCAGTCTGTCCCGCAGATGGAGCATACCGCCCGCCGGACGGACACCCCCACGCTGCACTCCCGCAGCAGGCCGCTCTCGATGGCGGCAATGGTGTCCTCGTTGCCCCGCAGCCGGGGCATATAGCACCGGAGCACCAGCTGTTTGCCGCCCTCCGGCTCCGCCATGGGCTCCACGCCGGCGGCATAGACCCGGGCGGTCTGGCTCCCGGCAGACCAGCAGTGGTCCATCAGCACCGGGCGGCCCACAAATTTCTCCGCCAGCCCCTCCAGGGCCGCATCGCTGAACCGCTCCAGGTCCCGGTCCACCTGGTTGTTGCACGCCGCCAGGCGGAAGGTGAATACCTCATCCGCACCCAGCTCCCGCAGGGCCTGGGCATTGATGAGGGCCATCTCCCCCTCATCCGGGGCGGCCTTCATCAGCCTCGCCTGCTTCATGATCTGATCCATCTCATTCCTCCTGTGCTCCCAGCTGCGCCCGCAGCCGGCTCAGTTCCGCCCAGTCCCGCAGGGGCACATAGTTCAGGCTGGCCCGCCGCTCGTCGCCGCCTGGGACGTGGGGCATATCCTCCAGGTCCATGATGTCGTTGACGCAGAACCCGCCCACCTCGGTCATGTCCCGGTACCACTGGCCCCGGGCGGCGGTGTCGCCCCGCAGCTCCGCCATCATGTTGATCCGGATCTCCAGCCCGGCGGCCACCTGGCTGGGCAGCAGCAGCTTCCAGGTCTGCTCCTCCTCGTACTGGGTCACATTGGGGTGGAGTGTGCCCACCACATACTCAATGGCGTTCTGCTCGTTGCTGCCGTAGGCCTGTTTCCCCTCCTGCAATTTGTACAGGGGGACCCCGAAATACCGGGCGATGTCCCGCACCGTGACCTCCTTGCTCTCCACGAACTGGGCGTCCTGGTTGCTGGAGGCCAAGGGTTTGTAGTCCAGGCCGAAATCCATGATGGCGATCCGGTGGCCGTTCAGCGGCCCGGCGTGGACCCGTTCCCACTCCCGCCGGAGCAGGTCCTTTCGGCTCACCAGCTGCCCTGGGTTTTTAGGGTCCTGGACACTGCCGCCCAGGTCGGCCTCCGTCCTCAGGATGCCGGAGGGCTGCCCGCCGCTCTGGTAATAGCTCAGCTCATACTGCTGCTGGGCCCGGGCCGAGGCGATGGTCTCACTGGCCCGCCGCAGGACGCCCACCCCCTTCAGCCCGTCCCGGGTCGCCGTCTTGTAGTGGCATATATCCTCGTTGGGTAGGACCATGGGCTCCCCCGTCCAGGGGTGGGTCACCGTGTACCACACCCGGCCAGAACTGTCCCGCCATGGCTCCACCAGCTGTCCCGGCACCGGGATCAGCTCCACCGGCCGGCCGCTTTTCGAATCTCTGACGATCCAGTCGTAGCCATTCCCGTTGATCAGGCGGCTGGTCTCCAGCACCTTTTTCCGGATGAACGGGGTCATGGCCTCATTGGGCCGCACGTTGAGCAGCTGGAGGATGGGCAGGTCCACCCGCTCCCGGCTCCGGCTGTCCATGATGAAACAGGGCAGCTTCCCCATGGAGTCGCTGAGGATCTCGATGCACCGGTCCACCGCCGACAGCTTCCGGGCAAAGCTCTCCCCCGTCTCCGTCCCGGCGGCGGGGTATCCGGCCTCCACCAGCATCTCCGCCGTCAGCCCCTTCTGTGCGGAGGGCGACCGGGCCACCGCCCGCAGCCCCTTGGACACGCTCACCGGTCACCGCCTCCTCCCAGCGCGCTGAGCACCGCCCCCGCCAGCAGGAACACCCCCGCCGCGATCAGGCCCGCCGGAGCCGAGTACAGCCCGATCCCCACACATACCAGCGCCGCACCTGCGGCCATCGCCAGTTCCACGGCGTACTCCGCCGCCGTCTCTTTCAGATGCTTCATGTCTGCCTCCCCGGCGGCTCAGCCGCCTCTTACAAGCTAAAATCTTCCCGGCCCAGCGCCGCCGCCAGGTCCGGCTTCTCCGCGTCCTTCAGCATGGCCGCCGCCATGGCGATGATCCAGGCCACCGTGATGTCGATGCGCCCCACGCTGCGGTTTTTCATGGGCTTCATGTTCTCGTTGCCGTCGGTGGCGCACCGCACGTTGCCGAAGCACCACCGGGCCGCCGTGTTGTGCTCGTGGAGCATCTCCCCCTTGCGCAGCAGCAGCTCCAGCTGTTTGGTGGCCGGGCTCATGCCCATCATGTTCTGGCGGATCTCCACCACCTGGATGGCCTCGTGCTCCGCCGTGCTCTGCATCAGCCGCTGGGACAGCGTCCAGCTCATGGCCGGGTCCAGCCCCAGACAGGCCAGGTCGAACTCCTCCGCCGCCTGCCAGATGGTCTGCTCCACCGCGTCGTAGTCGATGATGTCCCCCGCACAGCCCTGGAGAAAATCCGCCCGGATCCAGTCTCCGTAGGGCACCCCGTCCCGGGTCTCCCGGGCCTCCAGGTCGTCCAGGGGCACCCACCCCCAGAACAGGGCCACCCAGGTCTCCAGCCCCTCCTGGGGCGGGAAGAGCAGCGCCAGGGCCGTCAGATCGGTGCTCTTGGACAGGTCCAGCCCGCCGAAGCACCGTTTTCCTCTCAGATACTCCCGCACCGCCCGCCTCCGGGCCAGCACGTTCATCCCGGCCCACTCCGGCCGGTTGAACTGGGTCTTGTCGTAGATGGTCACCGGCACCCAGCCCACCGATTTGACGCTGATCCACTGGTTCAGCCGCAGCCAGCGGAACAGCCGCTCCGCCGCCTCGCTCTGCCGGGCCGCCCGGGCCTCCCGCCGGAAATCGCTCAGGCGCAGGTTGTGTCCCAATCCGGGGTTGCAGGCATACCACAGCTTTTCGTCATAGATGTCTAGGGCATCGATTTTGTCCGGATCGTCTCCGGTGAGGATCCCAATGCCGAACATGATGGGGCACCACTCGGGCAGGTCGCTGTCCAGCTCCCGCTCCGGCTCCCCCCGCCGCCAGGCCAGCAGCCTCCGGCATTTCTCGTGGATCTCCCAGCCGATGCTCCGCCGGTCCGGGTCGTCTCCCGCCGTGGTCAGCACGATCACCGCCTGCTGCCGCCGGGCAGCGTCTGAACCGGCGGTCAGCACGTCCCACAGCCGCCGGTTGGGCTGGGCGTGGAGTTCGTCGATGATGATGGCGGAAAACGAAAACCCGTGCTTGGTGGAGGCGTCGCTGGAATAGACCTTCATCACGCCGCCGTCCCTGCTGCGGATCTCACGCACGCTGTCCCGGCACCACACCAGGGGGTCGTGCTCCGGCTGGCCCAGGGCGGTGTGCTCCACCATGTACTTGGCGCACTGGTAGATGATATCCGCGTTGGTCTTGTCGGCAGCAAATATCCCCACCTGGGGCCTGGTCTCCCCATCCGCAATCAGGTGGTAGAGCCCCAGCCCGGCGGCAAACTCAGATTTGCCGTTTTTCTTGGGGATTTCCTCATAGAGATAGCGCCGGTACCGGCTCCAGGTCCCGTCCTCATCCTGGGCCTGTACCCCGTAGAACTTCCGGATGGCCTCCGCCTCCCACGCAGACAGGGCAAATGGCTGCCCCGCCCACTCGTTCTGCCCGAACACCAGCAGGGAGAAAAAATCCCGTACCAGCGCCACCTCGTCCTCGCTGTACCGCAGCTGGGTGCCGTCGTCCGGCCGGACCACCTCCACGCCCGGGGCCAGGGTCAGCAGATCAGGCACGCCGTCTCGCCTCCATCAGCTGGAGGAACGGGTTCTCCTCCTGTTTCTGCGCCCCCTCCGGCACCACCAGGCGGCACCGGCTGGTGATGGTCATTCCCAGGTCGTTGGCACAGGCTCTGGCCTGCTTAAAATACCGGTCCTGGACCCGCCCCCAGGCCTCCACCATTTCAAGGTTTTTCTGGGCCAGGGCTTTCTGGGCCTCTCCGGAGGCCATCACCCACTCCGCCTGGGCCACCAGATACCGGCCCAGGTTGTCGGCGTCCAGCTCCGTGTACAGCCCCGCCGCGATCAATTTTTTGCCCAGGGCTCGAAAGCCCTTCTTCAGCCCCTCCGGCAACCACTTGGGCGGCCTAGCGGTCCTGGCCGGTTCCACCTTGACCTCCCCCGCCCGCCGCCGGGCCTCCTCCGCCTTGGAAAGGTGTTTCCGCCCGTTCGCGAGGATTACATCTGTTGTCTGCCTGGGTCCCGGCATTTTTGTTCACCTCTCTCTAGCCAGGGGGCAGGCTGTCCACAATGGCCTGCTCCTCCGGGCTCAGTGCCCACACTGTTTTTTCCTTCTCAGCTGCGGCCTTCTCAGCTGCGGCCTTCTCAGCTGCGGCCTTCTCAGCTGCGGCCTTCTCAGCTGCGGCCTTAGAAATCAGGAAGCCGCCTCCATAAATCGCCTTTCGTTCCGCCCGTTGTGCATCAAGCGCCCGCACAAAGTGCACGTTTTTAATTTTGATATCCGCGCCTCCCGCGCAGTATTTCATGATTGTGCTGGCTGTAACCACCTCGTCAGGGTAGATGTACCCTGGGTTTCCCGGACCCATGTTCCTAGATTCAGCCACCGCCTGAGTTGCCATTCTATACAGATCTGGGGCAGTGTCAATTCGATATGGCCCTAGATTGGTGACAAATGACGTGGCCACATTTGCCCCGTTTTCATAGATGACATCAACGCCTAGAGGTAGGTAATTAAACTCCCCTGCCCCGACTGAAAACAATGTCAGCGCTGGTGCGAACAGAAAAAATTTCACCCCCGCCGCCCGGTAGTACCTACAGATCTCCGACAGGATAGAGAATGGGGGATTGTCAATGACCACACACCCCTCCGGGTACTCCTCGTTCTGGTAATCGCCCCCGGGATAGAAGGGCCGCGTCACCGCCATTTCCTCCAGACCGTACTCCTTCACGGCCCAGGCCTTCACCGCCTCATAGACGGCGGGCGGGGTGTAGCAGTCGTCGGTGGTCAGTTTGGGGGCAAATTTGGCCACGAACTGGTCATATTCCTCGTTCCCAACCCCCTCCTGGTCTCCCCAGAAATGTTTGCCTCCGTCAGCATCACAGGAGGGTGCCTGCTCTGGGAAGAATGCCTCGTCAAATCCAATCAGATCCGTGTCGAACTCCATGGCCCTCAGTCCCTCTATCTCGATGCCCAATAGATCCAGATCCCACTCGCCTGTTTCGCTCAAACGGTTGTCGGCCAGGATAAATGCCTTGCGCTGCGCCTCCGTCAGTTTGGACACCATCACACATGGGACCTCGCGCATTTTCTCCGCCTGGGCGGCCAACACCCGGCCGTGTCCGGCGATGATGTTGTAGTCGGAGTCTATGAGCACCGGCGTCACAAAGCCGAACTCCCGCAGGCTGGCCCGCAGCTGCCGGATCTGCTCATTCCCGTGCCGCTTGGCGTTGTTGGCATACGGGATGAGTTGGCCGATATCCACTAGCATCAGCTGCTCCGCCGCCACACGTACCATGTGCTCCTGCTCCCTAGGTGCCTGGCCTCCTAGATGCCCGGCTTCTCTCCCGGAATTTTTCTCCATTTCGCTCTCCTTCCTCGACCCCCATGGGGAAAAAATCCCCCACGGAGGGCTGCATACGGTCTTGCGCCCCTCCCGTCAAAACTTTCTTACCCCGGGGAGAGGGTTCGAGGCCTTCGGCCTCCCTGTGTGCGCCCATGGGCGCCCACGTCCAGGCGCCCGCGCCCAAGCGCCCCAGCATTTCCGAGCGCTGGCCGCCCAAATCAGCGGCCTTTTTTCCGCCGTTCTGCGGCCTGTTCCCGGGCCGTTTTCTGGTCGTGATGCCGTTTGCACAGGCTCTGGTGGTTGGCCGGGTCAATGAACCTGGCCCAGTTGCCCCGGTGAGGCTCGATGTGGTCCACCACCGTGGCCCTGGTGCGGTGCCTGGGATCTCCTGGCGGATACTGGGCGGCGCAGGCGCGGCAGAACGGCTCCCGCAGCAGCTGCGTTGGGCGCAGGTCCTCCGTCCAGATGGGCAGGCTGTACCAGCCGTGGTATTCCGCCGAGGCCCGGCGCGGGGCCTTGGCAGGCTTGTGCTTGGGACAATAGCCCTCCCGGGTCAAAGCTGAGCAGCCTGGGTGCCGGCAGGGCCTGAGCGGCTTCATGGCCACGGGCTATCACCTCCGGGCAAAACAAAAAGCGCCCAAGCCACGACACCCGACTGATCGGGTCGTCATTGGCTCAGGCGCTGGTCTCTGTGGACTCTGGCTCAGGCGCATCGATATTCACAACGGTCTCCTGTCCGCAGCGCTTGCACTTCACGGGCAGGTTCCGGACGGCTGTGTCCGGCAGGAGCTTCAGCAGCTTCCCCTTCCGGCAGACTGGGCAGATCACCCATCCGTCCTTCATGCTTAGTTTACCACAACACACGTTCGATTGCAATATTTTTCGCCCCTTCCCATTGAAATTTCAAGAGAATATACTTACCCCCGAGACTGAAAAGAATAGAAAAGCCTATTCTCTTTTCCGTCTCCGTCTGGTACGACGCCGTTTCCGGGCCGGATCCCTGGGCAGGAGGTATTTGATCCAGGCGAACTCCCCATAGCCGTTGGACACCGGCCCCTCCCGGGAGAGTATATCCGCCTCCGGCGGGGCGGACAGGGTCACACAGTCCGGTACCGTCTCGGTCTCCGGCTCCGGATGGGCCAGCCCCAGAGATGGCGTCCAGGTCCGCTCTCCCACCTGCGGGTGGCCCCACTCCCGGGGCTCCTTGGTGAGGTAGCTGGCCAGATCCTCGTATGTGTGATCCCGGTGAAAGGTCAGCCGCCGCAGTTCCAGGTTGTCCCCGTAGATCCACAGCCGCCGGATCTCCTCCAGATCGTCCCCTGTGGCGTTGAGCACCACATGGTGGTGGAGGCGCCCTCCCGGATTGCACCCCTCCGTCACATAGATGTAGTGAAGCAAATGTCCCCGCTCTTTCCTCGCCTTGCGCAGCCGGCTCAGGAAGGACCGGATCCGCCGGACCGCCGCATCACGGCCGTCCGGCAGATGTTTGTCATCATAGGTGAGGGTGAGAAACAGGTCTCCATCGTCAAAATTCGCCGCCAGAGTCCTCTCCAATTTCTGGAACGAGGTCCTGGCATTCAGCCGTTCTCGGGCTGCTGTACTGGCCTGCCGCTTCTGGGCCCGCTGCCGCGGGCTGTCCCCTGCTGCCGGCGCGGTATATACCACCGCATACACCAGGCGTCCGCTCTGGATCTTCCGCAGGATTTTACTCATCCGCACCCTCCTCCAGCTGGTCCAGGGCCCGGCAGATGGTCCGCCACTGCTCAATGGGTAGTTTTTCCGCCCCGGTAAGGACACCTCGCAGCTTGTCCGCTGTAAGATCTCCGCCGCACCGGCTGGCCACCGCCTCCAGACAGCCCAGGCCGCCCGCCTGACGGTACTGCTGGAGCCGCTCCAGGGTCTCCTTCTTTTCCATCCACGGGTTTGGCCGTGGCGGCTGAGGCTCCGGCTTGGGCCCCGGGACGCTGTGGGCCCGGAGGACTCCAGCATCCCGCTGGATCTGAACCCCGCCCAGGCTTGGGACGGTCTCCACCGCCCAGGTGGTTCCGGAGCCCAGGACCAGCACGCCCTGGGCCAGCGACTCCACCACATAGTCCCGGTACGCCGACAGATCCGACTCGGCCCGGTCTCCTCGTGGCAGCTGGATCACCATCACCTGCTGCGTTAGATCACTCGCACAAATCTCTGCTGGATCCATGATGTCTCGCCTCCTCCCTCTATCTCTGCCGGGGCATCCCCGGTCTCCGTCTCTATGCGGGCCTCCAGGTCCCGCAGTTTGACCAACGCACCATACACCCTAGGCGGCAATGCAACCAGCTGGTCCCATCTCACACCATGCAGCCCCCAGCTGCCATCAGCGTCCTGATAGGTCAATCGCGCCATATTCCAACTCCTCTCTCAGCGCCTCCACACTGTCAAAATATTTTGTGATGTACACCCCCGGCCTCCATCGTTCCATCCGGATCAGGTAGGGCACAGACCAGGCCCGGGTGGCGGGGCAGGTGCTCACCCGCACCCGCAGCGTTCCCATTGTCCGCTCGACCTCCATCTCCCGGCAGCGGCGGTGAGCCCGGGCGATGGTGTCCACATCGTTTGTAGTCAGCAGATCATCCATCATCGCTCCTGTGCTGGTCACCCATACCGCTCGTTCCGGGGCATGTAATACGGTCCGACCACCTGTTTCAGACGCTCCTCAAATTTCGCAATGCTGTACTCCATGTCCCTGGTGTCTGCATCTACCATGTCCGCCGTCTCGTTCACTGCGGCGTTCAGGGCGTCCACAAATTTTTTGCATCGCTCCGGCCCGAACCCAAAGGCGTCGTTTAGGGCGATGGCTGCGAAATCCACCATCTCCTGCCGGGTCACATGGCGCGTCACCTCCAGTTCGATCTGGTGCTTCCGGTGCAGCTTGTCCAGCATCCCGCTCATGTCACGCCCCCCTGGTCCGCCTGTCCCACCGCCCCAGCTTCTCAGCCTGGATCCGCGCCACCTGGCCCCGGTCCACAAAGCTGATGGCCTCCAAAGACTCCACGCAGTTGAGCACGTCGGCCACCTCCTCATTGATAAGGACCCGCGCCTCGCTTTGCGTCAGCGGTGTGGTTCCCACCAGCACCCTGCGCATCTTGAGTACCGCCTGGGCCAGCTCAGAGCACTCCTCCGCGCACTGACACAGGATCTCCTCCGGTCCAAGCTGCTCCGCGATCCTGCGGAGCGTGTTATTGTCACTCATACAATCAGTCCTCCATGTTGATCGGCGTCCCCACCGTCCCCACGCTCTCGCCGCTCCCTGTTGCCCGGAAGAACTCCCCGGGCATGGGGAACATCCATCGGAACATCAGATAGTTGGCCGCGTCCACCAGGTGCTCGGTGTTGTGGTCCCGGTGGAAAGCGTCCAGGCACAGTTGGGCCGTCTCCAGGGCATCCACCCGCCCCTCGCCGAAATTTTTCCGGGCCGGGCCGTATTTGTGATGCGACACCTCCACACGGTTCCTGCGCAGCCGGTCAAACTCCTTGCTATAATCGTTGTTGGCGCTCATTGGAAAACTCCTCTCTCAGCGCCTCCGCGCTGTCAAAATATTGTGTGCTGTACATCCCAGGCCGCCACCGCTCCAGCCGGATCAGGTAGGGCACGGACCAGGCCCGGGAGGCGGGGCAGGTGCTCACCCGCACCCGCAGCGCCCCTCCCGGTCGGCCTGCACCAGCTCCCGAAGGCGGTCCAGATTGTAGTCGCCGCCCAGGATGTCTTCGATCATCTCCAGCCTGCCCCGCATTTCTGCGGCCTGCACGGCGGCGGCATGGAGCAGACCGACAACTCCCTCAACCGTGTCCACTCCGTCAAACATGGCATCATACATTTCGTCTCCGAGGGATTCCGCGTCCTCCGCCGCAATAGTGAGATTGTGGGTGTTGGCAATCCTGCGGATCAGCTCCACCAGTGTTGTATCTGCATAATCAGGTTCCGGGCCGCCGCCACGGACCATGACCTCATTGTCCTCTGCGTAAAACAGGTTGAGCACCGCAAAGATATGGTTTGTATCGTTTGTCGTCAGTCTTTTCATGTCAACCCTCCATCCTCATCTGCTCCACCCCGGTCTCCCGGATCTCCACCACCCGCGTATCTCCGTACCGCTCCAGGCACATGGCCCGGTGCTCCTTCACGCCGATGGCCTGACCAGGCGGGGCGTCTACCTGAATCACGACGGTCAGCATTGCTCTGCCTCCACCAGTTCCCCATTCATCAGCTTGTACCAGGTGTCCGCCTTTACCGTCTTACCATCCACCACAACGGCCTTCCAGTGGGCAAGATCATAGCTGTTTTCTTCCTCCTCCGCGATAACCAGGATCGCGCCCAATCCGCCACGGATCTTTACGCCGTTGCCCCGGACCAATCCAGTCCCGTTGACTCCGACGGTTACACTCCCTCTCGATGTTGCGGCTCCATAGTCCCCGGCGGTTGCGGCTCCGCGGTCCCCGGCGGTTGCGGCTCCGCGGTCCCCGGCGGTTGCGGCTCCATAGTCCCCGGCGGTTGCGGCTCCATAGTCCCCGGCGGTTGCGGCTCCACAGGCCC